TATGATTTCCTCTCGCGCCGGTTGAAACGCAATGTACCATCATCAGAGCCGTTGGCGACATTTCACAATACCTTGCCATTGCGATAACGCTGGCAGCACTGCAAGCCTCTCCGACGATGTAGATTTTTACATCACCCTTATAAGCTCGGAGCATTGTGTAGATCTCGGAACCCACATCGATAATTCCGCCCGGCGAATTAACATAACACTCAACGTCCTCACCGTTGGCCTCATCGAGTATTTTCTGCACGTCGTTAGGGCAGGTGCTATCTTCTCCGAACCAGTCAAAATACCATTTGTACGAGTTCGGAATAATCACGCCCTTAATATTAATTTTTCTCGGCACTAAGTCACCTCCTACTCATCCGCCGGTCTCGTATCGAGCCGCCTAATGTATTCATCCCCACCCTCTCTAGGAGCCATGTTCAGAATTGCCCTTACTTCGTTCGGGTTGAGAATCCCCCTATCCACGTACTGGACAAGGTTTAATTTCGTTTGCATGCTTGCAAATGTCAGGTTGGAGGTTTCAAAAATGATTTTATTTCCGTACCCCCTTTCTCTTCTGGTGAATAACTTTCTCGTGTATTCGCCGCTTAGCTGAATAACTACCGGCTCAACCGATGCCTCATAATAACTGATCCACTCATCCTCGTTATATTTCCCTTGAATGATTTTGTCGTTGGTGTTGAAGAATGAATAGATCCGCTGTGTGGTCTTGTCCATTTGTGAAGCGTTTGGGACGTAGTCTTTCGGATCTACCTGTTTTGCTTCGGCTTTTGCATCAGTTGCAGCCGCCCCCACTGTTTCGCTCTCGATATTGAGATAACTATCTACAAAGTTCTTGGTCTGCTTTTTAATATCTTCCGGTCTTAACGATTGATTCAATTTCAGCAGCCACTTAATGATATTGGAATTCTTGATCGCCTTAACAATGCCCTGATCTGTGGTGTTTACTATCTCCATTAGCGGAGTCAGCGCTTTAGCCGGCGAATCTCCGAAGATCTCATTGTCGTTAAAGTCCTTCCTGAGATGGATGATGTCTGTGTACCTAAACGTTACAGTCTTGCCAGTCTTCAGAGTAACCCTTAAGAATGTTTCCCCCTGATTATTTTGCAGAGCATCACAAGTGATAGCTGTTATGGGGTAAATCTCCATCGGATAGCCATTTTCATCACGGTTGATATAGGCAAAGGCGTTGTTGTTGAGCTCAAGCTGTGTTGCCAGCTTCTCTTGCAGCATTTGTCCTGTCATATAGGGATTTGGCTCTTCAAGTAAGAACCTGATGTACGGCTCCGGATTTACTTTGATATCCTTGCTCCCATCAGGTTTTATGGCCTCCCTTATATGTTTTCCGACGATTTTTCCAATTGCCTGTGCTTTGGGCCTTATGGCGCTTCGCACTATATCGCTCTGGTACAGATTGCCGTTCCAGGCATAGAATCCGGCGCCTTCTTCCGTAACGAGCTTGTAGGTCGATACAGTAACAGCTCTGTTCCTAAATCTATCGAATAAACCCAAATAATCACCTCCTTAAATCATGTTTTTGTAGTCTTCATAGTGCCTTTCCAGGCAGATATAAGCATTCAGCAGGCTGGAAAATCCGTCTATCCTGCGTCGGCTATTGCTTGTCTTGATCGGCTTTATATTGTCATTCTTATCCACATCGATGGAGACGTTTGACAGGTTCCACTTTAGGATTGGATTGTTGTTGTAATTAATCCTTTTGCTTTCCAGGTCTGCCCCAAGGTTCTTCATGGGTCCGCTCTGCGTTTTCGCGCCCTGGATGACCGGCTCCATGCCGTCCTTGCCGAAACTTTGCCTCATGTCTTGGACGTAATACTCAGCGCTCCAACCGTCATAGCCGTGCCAAGGGATGTATATGTCACATTCGTTCTGCACTTCCAGAAACCATTCTTTCACATATTTGTAATGGACCTTGTTGCCTGGAGTAGTCCTTAAGAGTCCTTGCTCCAGCCATAAATCATAACGGATCTTGTCCTCTTGAACCCTCCTTTCAAGCAGTGTTTCCGGTAGCCAATACATCTGTTTGACATAGATGGTGTCGTCCCCCGGCACCATGAAAATTACAGTCCCGCAAGTCAGGTCTGTCGTCGATGATAAGTCAGAGCCGCCGATGCCGTACCGTGGCTTCAACTTCACCAGATCGTAAGTAGCCGGATTATTAAGTTGCTCAAAGGTAAGCCATGCCTCCGAGCTGGTTTCCCTGATATTAAACTCTTTACATACTAGGTTCTTTACTAGCAGTGAATTTTTCTTTGCTTTATCTACCTTGGCAGCAAGCGTTTTTTCGTTCTTGATTGTGCCAAGCCCTGGATTGGCTTTTTTCCAGCACTTAGGATCCGTCCACTCTTTTCTATTGTCCAGCTCATAAATAAAAGCAATAAACTGGTCATCTTTGTAACCCTGTGGATCAAAATAGCCGTTGATTACCCTTTCAGCTTCGTCATACTTCTGGTCGTACAGATCTTCCCGAATAACGCCGGCGGTGGATGTCATAAATATAAGAGGTTGCTCTCTGGCTGAAACTCCATCGGCAATAATGTCAAATAGCGCTTTTCCGTTCTTCCACTGGTGGATCTCGTCCATCAGTCCGCCATGAACGTTCAGACCGTCAAGGGTATCGCTGTCAGAGGCCACCGGCTTAAATACTCCATCGTTAAAGTCACTGACAAGCTCGGCAACCAGCGTCCGGATACGTTTGAGTAATGAGGGGGATTTTCGCACCATCCTCTTTGACTCAGACCAGATTATCTTAGCCTGGTCTTTCTTCGTGGCTACTGCATATATCTCTGGGCCGGCCTCATTATCGGCCACTAGGAGATACAGCCCCACAATAGAGGCTATCAGCGATTTGCCATTCTTTTTTCCAACAATGAGCAACGCTTCCCGGTATTTACGATTCCCGTCAATGTCTACGAAGCCGAATATCGCTGCGAGCATTGCTTTTTCCCACAGTTCCAAAGTGACCGGCTTACCGCCGAACTTACCTTTGCTGTGCCGGCAGAAATTTTCTCCGAACTCTATGACGTGGTTGGCCCGGGCCGGGGAATAAAAATACTCACTGTTATTGTCAGTGAGATCATAAACGAGTTTTTTATAAGTCCTGCGTATCTTATCAGATACAACTTCCTTGCCGGATTCAATTTGCTCCCAATATTCCAGTATCGGGTTATAAGCAAGTGGATACTTGATCACAAATCATCACGCCCATTTACGAAAGCGGCAAAGCCGTCATCCTTTTCCCTGGTCTCCTGTTTTGGCACCAGATCTCCAAGCTGCTTGATGATCTTTTGGTAATTTGTATTCATCGTGTTATATAACCTGGCCACTGGACGTTCCCTTTCATAAGGCTCTGTCTTTTCAGATTGAGAGAACATCTCCGTAATACCATTCTCAATGATGTCTCGCTCCCAGTCCTCCAGCGTGACTCTCATATATGCGGCTCTCTGGATCAGCCCGTCTATGATTGCCTTGTTATCTTTGTCTATGTTTTTATAGATTCGCTTAAGTCGCTTCTCCTCCCGCAATATCCTTTCATCTCTGGTTAACTCCTTCTTATTTGCCACATATATCACCTCTTTTCTTAGGTAGGGGGGTCACGTGAAAGACCTGCGTGTTCTCTGGGGGTTGACACGTGGTATCCCTTTGTTCAAAAAACCACTTTCTGACAGGGGGGTACACCCGTTCGCCTATCGTTTGACCGATTCGACATAGAGTGTCACTTCATCTATACTTATCCACTCCAATAGTTCTTTGTCGTCGTTACATATAATCGCTATGTCTTTGCCTGATGGTTTGCCTAACGGAAAGTGAATGCTGTCTACTTCATGTGCTACCCCTGTTTCTCTATCTACTGCCATTAACTTTGTATCTTTATCATTCAGCGCTTTGATGTATTCCAATCTATTCACCCCTCTATCAGTTGCCCATCATCATCAAACATCAATCCATCTCTCAACGCGCTGTGCTTGCTCATATGCTCCTTGGTATGGCAGCTCATGCACAGCAGCTCAAGGTTGTCCCAGCTTAATGTTATGTATGGATCGTTGATGTTGTCGGGAGATAGGTATATCTTATGGTGCACTTCTTCCCCTGGCATGCCGCACCTTTCGCATATGCCGTACCTAGATCTCTTGAATGCTTCCCGGCACTTCTCCCACGTTTTGCTGTTATAGAACTTTATGCTGAAAGATCTCGCCACCTTATCAACCCTTCCTTTACCGTCAGCACCCCGCCCCCGTGCAAATAACGATAATCTTTTCCCACTCGACCTACTAAAAGACCCCGGACCCGAAGGACACCGGAGTACGTTCCCAAAAGGCCCGCCGTCTTTATGCTTAATGCTTTTTAGCACCATAGGCCCGGCGGGAACTGTTCCATCTTCCCAACACAAAACGCCCCGGCCAAACCGAAGGCGCTCTGTGAAGGAGTAACCGCTCTTACATATTCCACGCTATCATCATAAACCCTAAACTTGTCCCGTGATTACGGTTCTTTCAAAATAATTTCCTTGAGAGCAGCCAGTAGAATTTCCTCCGTCGCTCATAGTACATATCCTTCCCACACGGTATGCCCATCACCTTATCTAAGTATTTGTACGTGACGCCCACATTCGTCACGGCCTTGATTATGTACTCATAAATATCCGGATCCGCTTCGATCGCCGTCTGCT